TTCTCCCCGGCCTGAACGCATTGTTCGGCTTGGAGTACGCTCGCTATGGCGAAGAGCACAAGGAAATCTACGAGACCGAGACTTCCGAGCGTTCGTTTGAAGAGGAAACCAAACTGTCTGGCTTCTCCGCCGCTCCGGTGAAGAACGAAGGCAGCGCGATGGCCTACGATAACGCGCAAGAAGCTTGGACCGCTCGTTACGTCCATGAGACTATCGCTCTGGGATTCTCGCTGACCGAAGAGGCTATCGAGGACAACCTGTACGACAGTCTGGCTAATCGCTACACCAAAGCCTTGGCTCGCGCTATGGCATATACCAAGCAGACCAAAGCTGCTTCGGTCCTGAACAACGGCTTCAATACTGCCTACACGGGTGGTGACGGAGTTGCTCTGTTCTCGACAGCACATCCTTTGATCTCTGGTGGCACCAACAGCAACACGCCAGCAGTTGCGGCTGATCTTTCTGAAACATCGTTGGAAGCAGCGGTTATTCAGATTGCAGCTTGGACTGACGAACGTGGTCTGTTGATTGCAGCTCGTCCGAAGAAGTTGATCATCCCGTCGGCATTGCAGTTCGTTGCAACTCGTATTCTGGAAACGGAACTTCGCGTTGACACGGCAGACAACACGATCAACGCCTTGAAGAATAATGGTTCGATCCCCGAGGGTTACGCCATTAACCACTTCTTGACCGATACGGATGCTTGGTTCCTTACAACTGACGTACCCAACGGTATGAAGCACTTTGTCCGCGCACCTTTGACACAGGGAATGGATGGAGACTTCGACACGGGGAACGTTCGGTATAAGAGCCGCGAGCGTTACTCGTTTGGCTGGTCCGATCCTCTCGGAATGTTTGGAAGCCCTGGCGCTTGATATAAATCAAGCACTTAGCGCAGAGAACCCCGCTTCGGCGGGGTTTTTTGTTTCTTAAAAATGGCGTATACTACATAAAAAGGAGTAGTGTATGCCATACAAAATTGATGTATGTGGTATATATAAAATAGTTAACAAAGTGACAGGACAGTGTTACGTTGGGCAATCGCAACGTGCAAAGAAACGTCTTAAAGAACATTTTCGGCTGCTTCGTTGGGGGAAGCACACAAACACGCATTTGCAGAACGCATACAACAAGTATGGGGCGGAAAATTTTTACGGCGACATCGAAATACAGTGTGAATCAGTAGACCAACTTGACTATTTGGAAGAACAGTTTTTAAAAGGGGAAGCATGGTTTGACGAGCCAACGGTTTACAACATCGCGGATTTTGCAAAAGCTCCGATGCGTGGCAGATCACATAATGAAGAAGTTCGTGAAAAAATACGTTTGGGCAGAAGAGCTACTACTTTTAATTACAAAAGTCCAGAGTATCGAAAAACGTTATCAGATGCTCAAATGGCACGCTTTCATACGGACCCAAAATATGTTGCTAAGTTAAAATTTATTGTTAATAATGACCATATATCGTATGCAGAACGGGCAAGGTACCTAAGAGCCGACATTAGCTCTGTACGGCGTCTTGCGTTAAAATATAAACATTTGAAAGGAGTCCTATAATGGCTCAAACACAGTTCTCTGGACCAGTAGTTTCTGACAATGGGTTCGTAGGTGCGGTTACTGGTAATGTGACTGGTAATGTGACTGGTAATGTCACCGCAACGACTGTAAGTGCAACTGGCGCAATAACTTCAACTGGAACTGCCGGTGTTGGCTACAGTACTGGGGCAGGTGGTGCTGTTACGCAGGCTACAAGCCGTACTACAGGCGTTACGCTAAACAAAACCACTGGTGCGATCACGCTTGTTTCGGCGGCTGGTTCAGCCACAGCAGCTACGTTTACAGTAACTAATAGCACTGTAGCAGCAACGGATGTAATCATCCTAAATCAGAAATCTGGGACTGACTTGTACAATCTTCAAGTTACCGCAGTTGCCGCAGGAAGTTTTAACATTACGTTTAATACAACTGGCGGCACCACAACTGAACAGCCTGTGTTCAACTTTGCGGTAATTAAAGCTGTCGCTGCTTAATAGGGGGTTCGCATCATGCGGCCTACGACAATTTCTAAGACTGGTTCGGGGTCAACAGCTCCGATACCAATGATGCTGTACGTAACTCCTTTTAACGTCGGTATTGGAGTGGTGGTTAGCGGTACGGTGAATTACACTGTGCAACATACATTTGATGATGTATGGGCGACAGGTTACTCCGCTGCCGCAGGAAATTGGTATAACCATTCCTCTCTAGCTGCACAAACTGCTAACGCTGATGGTAACTATGCCTTTCCAGTGACGGCTGTAAGACTGACAGTTAACTCGGGGTCGGGTACGGCTACGATGACGCTTATTCAAGCTGGGGTGGCGCAGTAATGCCTATAAGTTCCGCAGGTGTATCTAACTACGCCAATGTAACTTCAGGTACAGCATCAGGTGTGAGTGCTGACGATGCAGGAGATGTCTCTGGTGCGGGCGTAACTGTTTTGTATTCAGTGGTGAGCCCTTATTTCATTGCGACATTAAGCAGTATTACCGGCGATCAAGCGAGAGGCGTTGCTTTAGATTCAAGCGGAAATATTTACGTTGTCGGGTTTTCTGGCGCATCAAACAATATACAACTTGCCAAATATAACAGTACGGGCACTATTCAATGGCAATATCAACTAAGCGGTGCGAGTTTTGAAAACGGTTATTCGATTGCTGTTGATTCATCTTCAAATGTTTATGTTGTTGGAACGATTTCGGTGTCCGGTACTAACAATACGGCTGTTGCAAAATATAACAGTGCCGGAACCCTTCAATGGCAGCGACAATTAGGTGTTCCGGGTTCCGCTGATTCACCCGGTTATGCAGTCGCAGTTGATAGTTCAGGCAACGTATATGTCGGAGGTTCATCTACTTGGGATAGGGGCAACACTGATGTTACGCTTGAAAAATACAATTCAAGCGGAACGCTGCAATGGCAGGTTTATTTAGGCGGTTCAGGTGTTGATGAAATATACGGGCTTGCCGTTGATAGTTCATCAAATGTTTATGTTATAGGCATTTCAAACAATGACTTGTTAATTGTTAAATATAACTCAAGCGGCACAGTGCTATTTCAAAGGCGATTGTTTAGTGCAGCAGTTGATCGCGGTTACGGCGTAGCCCTTGATAGTTCAGGAAACATTTATGTTGTCGGAACTACAGCGGTTAGCGGTACAAATGATATACTGATTGCAAAATATAATAATTCGGGCGTTATTCAATGGCAGCAACGACTAGGCGGCGCAGGGTCAGATACCGGTTACGGGATCGCTGTCGATAGCTCGGCAAATGTTTATGTCACTGGCGTTGCCAATAACGACTTGCAAATTGCTAAATACAACACAAGCGGCACAATTCAATGGCAGCGCAATATTTCAAGCGCGGGTACCGATACGGGTTATGGTATCGCAGTGACTAATGCGGGCGAGATTATTGTTGTTGGCACATCGACCGCGAGCGGCACTAATGATATGTTAATTGCAAAATTGCCCGACGACGGATCAAAAACGGGAACCTATACAGTCGGCGGTATTTCATTGACCTATGCAGTGAGTACGCTGACCGATACTGCCGCCGGTTTAACTGACCAAGCGACAACAAGAATAACCGGCGCTTCTACGGTAACCGACAGCGCAGGAACGCTAACGAGCGCAGCCAGTTCATTAACGTCTGCAACAACCGTAATATAAGATGAGCTTTCTACTGACAAATAATTTTAACCAATATCCGTTGGGTTTGCACCTTGCGATCAACCGAAGTGGTTTACGCTTAAAGGGGAAATAATGGCAATCGAACTTGATTTAAGCAGCACGTCCTTGGGCTTCGGGTTTTCCAAAAGCTATGTCCTCGCGCAACCGGGAGATGATTATATTGCTCAATGTTATGCGTGGCTGCATAATCAACCTGAATTTGTTGGTGGTGAGGCTGTGTGATGGCTAAGTCACCTGCATGGCAGCGCAAGGAAGGCAAAAACCCAAAAGGTGGTTTGAACGCTAAGGGTCGAGCTTCGTACAACGCAGCTAATCCGGGGAAACCCGGGCTAAAACCTCCCGCCCCAAACCCAAAGACTGAAAAAGACGCTAACCGTCGTAAGTCTTTTTGCGCGAGGATGAGTGGGATGCCAGGACCTATGAAAGACGAAAAAGGACGACCGACGCGTAAAGCGTTGTCGTTAAAAGCATGGAAATGTTAGCTTGCACACGCTGTAAAGAGGAAAAGCCAGAAACAATTGAGTTTTTTCCTCCGCACAATAAAAAGCGTAACGGTTTGGATAGTTGGTGCCGTAGTTGTCGTGCAACGTATCGAAATGCAAACTGTCGTGGTCGGTTTCGTGATGTAATTACAGACGAAGCTTTAGCTGATATAAAAGCTACAGTTACGCAGTGCGTTATTTGTGGGGATGACGGGCCTTTGGTTGTTGACCATGACCATGTAACCGGAGAAGTAAGAGGGATGCTTTGCAATCATTGTAATAGAGGGTTGGGGCATTTCCGCGATGACCCAATGCTGTTAGAGTTTGCAGCGCAATATCTTTATGCTTCGGTAGATGCTCCTGAGTGGGACGCTTATAAAGTTAAGGCGGAGCAATGTTAAATGGATACCGGCGTTTTGGTTTGGAATCTAGTCACATCATTTTTTGTGGCCTTGGTCATGTTGATGCTTAAAAACGCATCCGACGAGCAGAAACGTATTCAGATTCTGCTCAACAAAACGAGGGAGGAAATCGCCCGTGATCACATCACTCGTGCAGAGGTTCGTGCGGACCTTGAAAGAATTATGGAACGCTTCGATGCAGGCTTTGAGCGGCTTGAAGCAAAGATTGACCAACTTGCTAAAGCGAAACAATAATGCCATCGATGAGCCGCAAGCAACACAACCTGATGGCAGCGGTGGCAAACAACCCTAAGTTTGCAAAGAAAGTAGGTATCCCCCAGTCCGTAGGATTGGATTTTATGAAGGCCGACGAAGGTCGTAAATTTTCAAGAGGTGGTGACATGAAAGAATCGAAAGCAATGATGAAAAAAGAAGTTGGCTTCATGAAAGCCAAAGGTGCTCCAAAGTCCATGATCAAACATGAAATGGCCGAAGCAGGTATGAAGAAAGGTGGTAAAGCCAAAGCTTACGCGGGTGGCGGTCTTGCTGCTGGACACAAAGCTGCTGATGGTATTGCCAAAAAAGGTAAGACCCGTGCTATGCGTGTAACGATGGCTGGCGGCGGGAAGTGCTGAGATGATGCCTTCTCGCGGGATGGGGGCGATCCGCGCCTCCAAGATGCCCAAGCCGGTTACTAAAGCTCGGCGGGATGACACCGATTTCACGGCGTTTTCTAAAGGTGGCGAATCTCGTGTGAACGAAGCTGGCAATTACACTAAGCCGGGGATGCGTAAAGCATTGTTCAACAGCATCAAAGCTGGTGGTAAAGGCGGTGCGCCGGGGCAGTGGTCAGCTCGCAAAGCTCAAATGCTTGCCATGAAATACAAGCAGCGGGGCGGGGGTTATCGAGACTAAGCTATGCAGTCTTTTAGTGCATTAGAAATGGCGGAATGAGATGTCCCAAATAGTTTGGCGATTTGGCGTAGGCTGTAACCTTGGTTTAGTAATGCAAGATATTCTTGCCTACGTACTTCGTGAATACGGCGCTTTGCGCTTGCAATTTTTTGAGATTCCCAATTATGCCGTTCACCACCGTACCCAGAGTTTTGTTTGGCGGTTACCCAGCGCAGATTTGAAACATGGTTGTTTTGGCGGTTGCCGTCTACGTGATCAACTTGAGGTAAGTTTTCTGGGTTTTGCAAAAATCCCTGAGCTACAAGTCGATGAACGTAGCGATACTTGCCTCGCCCAAGCGCCACACGTAGGTAACCAGTTGAGTGTATCCAAGGCTGTAATTGCTTTATCTTGTCAACTTTTATACGATGCGTTAATCCGCGTTGAGGGATATCTGACCAATTTGATTGAACATTTCCAAAATTACTTACTGAATATCGTCCGCCAGAGTCTACAATTTCTATCCAGATTTCATTCATTTCGTTCTCCTTTTAGTGGATTATGACATGGCACTACGAAAAAGTCAAAAATCTCTAAAGGATTGGGGCAAGCAACTTTGGAGGACTAAAAGTGGCAAACCTAGCACACAGGGTTCAAAAGCAACTGGCGAGCGGTATCTCCCAGAGGCGGCAATCAATGCTCTTACACCTGCTGAGTACGCTGCGACAACAAGAGCTAAACGCGCTGGAAAACGCT